AAGGAAGAGCGGTAAGTAAATTTATACCTGCCGAGGATTTAATTGTTCCGTATACGGCTACCTCATTAGACGATGCGGAATCAATTATCCACACGATAAAAATTTCTGAAAATGATTTACGAAAACAACAAGTTGGTGGTTTTTATTCAGATGTAGAACTTGGGCCACCAGGTGTAAATCAAAATGACGAGTTAACTAAAAAAGAAAGAGAACTTTCTGGAACTAAAAAAACTGGAAAGCAAGAAGATATTTATACTTTGTTGGAGTGTCATGTTAATTTAGATTTAGAGGGTTTTGAAGATAAAGATGATGAGTTAAATCCAACAGGAATTAAACTGCCTTATATAGTTACGGTAGAAGAAGCTAGTCAAAAAGTTTTATCTATTAGACGTAACTACGAACCAACCGATCCAAAGAGAAATAAAATCCACTATTTCGTTCACTTTAAATTCTTACCGGGTTTAGGATTTTATGGCTTTGGATTAATCCACATGATTGGCGGATTGAGCAGAACCGCAACGGCTGCTCTCCGTCAATTATTAGATGCAGGAACTTTATCTAATCTACCTGCAGGATTTAAACAAAGAGGTATCAGAGTTAGAGATGAAGCATCACCGCTACAACCAGGTGAGTTTAGAGATGTAGATGCACCAGGTGGTAATCTTAGAGATGCTTTTATGCCATTACCATACAAAGAGCCATCACCAACACTATTACAACTAATGGGTGTTGTAGTTGGTGCAGGACAAAGATTTGCAGCAATTGCTGACATGCAAGTAGGAGATGGTAATCAACAAGCTGCTGTAGGAACAACGGTTGCATTATTAGAACGTGGTTCAAGAGTTATGTCTGCAATACACAAAAGATTATACTCTGCAATGAGAACAGAATTTAAATTACTAGCAAAAGTATTTAAAACTTATTTACCACCAAGTTATCCTTATGATGTTGTTGGTGGTCAAAGAGAAATTAAACAAATGGATTTTGATGAAAGAGTAGATATTCTACCTGTTGCTGATCCAAATATTTTTTCAATGGCACAAAGAATTACAATAGCACAAACAGAGTTACAACTTGCAACATCAAATCCACAAATACACAACTTGTATTTTGCTTATAGAAAAATGTATGAAGCACTTGGTATAAAAGATATTGATGCAATTTTACCACCACCTGCTCCAATGCAGCCAATGGACCCAGCATTAGAACATATTAACGCTTTAGGTATGAAACCTTTTCAAGCTTTTCGTGGTCAAGATCACAGAGCACACGTTACAGCTCACTTAAATTTCATGTCAACTAACATTGTAAGAAATAATCCACCTGTTATGGCAGCAATTCAAAAAAATATTTTAGAACACATTAGTCTAATGGCACAAGAACAAGTAGAATTAGAGTTTGCAGATGTTTTAGCACAAGCGCAACAGATGCAAATGATGGCACAACAAGACCCACAAGCTCAACAACAGCTACAAAAAATTTCTCAAGACATAGAAGCAAGAAAATCTGTGTTAATTGCAGAGCTAACAGCTGATTTTGCTAAAGAAGAAAAAGAAATTACATCACAATTTGATGCAGATCCGCTTTTAAAATTAAAATCACGTGAAGTTGACCTAAGAGCAATGGAAAATCAACGTAAAAAAGATGCAGATCAAGCAAATCAAGACCTAAATAGAGCAAAATTAATGCAAGCTAGAGAATTAGCAGAAGAAAAAATGGACCAAAATGAAAATTTAGCTAAATTACGTGCTGGAGTTAGTCTTGCAAAGACTGGAGTGCAACAAGCAGCAATAGTCACGGAGGATAATTAATGCCATTAAACAAAAAAGGTAAAAAAATTATGAAATCTATGAAAAAACAGTATGGTAAAAAGAAGGGTGAAAAGATATTCTATGCATCTAAGAACAAAGGTGTTATAAAGGGAGTAAAAAAAGGAGTATAAATGCAAAAACTAGATAAAATACAACAAGTTAAAGTTGCAGAGCAGAGTATTGAGGTAGATCCTAGATCTAAAACGACTGCAGATGGAGCTTTTAACTATATTGCTACAGGAAAACCTGAAATGCCAGTTGGCGGACAGAAAAGAATGTTAGCAGAGAAAAAAAGAAACTCTAAAGCGTACTAATTATGTGGTTATCGGCGATTAAATTAGCCGTTTCTGCTGGAAGTAAAATTTACGCTAACAGGCAGAGAACGAAGATGGCAATGTCTGATGCACAACTAATGCATGCAGAAAAAATGGCCCGTGGCGAGGAACAATACCAGGGTAAATTGCTAGAAGCACGACAATCAGACTGGAAAGACGAGGCAGTTTTAATAATTCTTAGTTTGCCCGTAGTGGTGCTCGCATGGGCAGTTATATCGGACGATCCAAGTGCGATGGACAAGGTAAAATTGTTCTTCGAGATGTTCTCGCAGCTCCCGTCATGGTTCACAAATCTCTGGATACTTGTCGTGGCGAGTATTTATGGTATAAAGGGAACGCAAATATTTAGAAACGGAGGAAAAAAATAATGCCAAACAAAAGATTTAATAAACAAGTCCCTGCATTCAAAGCTGGCGGTAGAGCCGGTAAAATGGGTGGAGGAATGATGATGAAAAAACCTATGATGAAAGTAGGTGGTGACGTCAAAAAAATAGAAAAAGCTTTTGGAAGTAAAAAGAAAAATCTGAAAAAAGTTGATGCTAAAAAAAATCCAGGTCTAGCTAAGTTACCAACTAAAGTTAGAAACAAAATGGGATTTATGAAAAAAGGCGGCAAAGTTAAGTAATGGCTCGTCCAGGTTTATATGCAAACATCCACGCTAAAAGAAAACGTGGTGGTAAAATGCGTAAAAAAGGTGCGAAGGGTGCACCAACGGCAGCTAACTTTGCAAGAGCAAAACAAACAGCGAGAAAAAGATAATGACTAAATTATGTCCAAGAGGTAAAGCCGCAGCAAAAAGAAAATTTAAAGTATATCCCTCAGCATATGCTAATGCCTACGCTTCTAAAATTTGTGCAGGTAAAATAAAAGATCCTTCTGGCGTAAAACGTAAAGACTTTAGAGGACCAAAACCTAGTAAAGCTATGGGTGGTCCTATAAAACCAGCTAAACCAAAAATGATGGGTGGTGGATTAACTGAAGCTACTGCAAGATTAAAAAGACAAGGTTTAAAAGGCGGTGGAATCTGTACAAAAGGAATGAATAGGGAAGCCGTCGGAAAGAATTCGTAATGGGCGGTTTAAAGGAATGGTTCAAGCAAGATTGGGTCGACATAGGTTCTAAGAAAAAAGGTGGAGGCTTCAATAAATGTGGAAGAAAATCTGCAAGTGGATCAAAAAGAAAGTATCCAAAGTGCGTCCCTGCTGCAAAAGCGGCAAGCATGACAGAATCCCAGAGACGGAGTGCCGTTGCAAGGAAAAGAAGTAAAGCACAAGGTGTTGGTGGTAAACCAACAAATGTTCCAACATTTGCAAAAAGAAAAAAAGCAATGGGTGGTGGTTTCATGGCTAAAAGACAAAGAATGGGCATGATTTAATGAGAAAAGATTATTCAAAGGGCACAATGCCTGCTAGAAATAAAAAAAACTTCAGGCCTACAAAGGCTGGAGCGGGAATGACACGAGCCGGTGTTAAAGCCTACAGAAGATTAAATCCCGGCTCTAAATTAAAAACAGCCGTGACTGGTAAAGTAAAACCGGGATCAAAAGCTGCTAAACGTAGAAAATCATACTGCGCAAGATCATTAGGTCAGCTCAAAAGAGCTTCAGCTAAAACTCGTAACGATCCTAATTCACGTATCAGACAGGCACGAAGAAGATGGAAATGTTAAATGAGAAAAAACAGAGAACCAAAAAAAGGAACTGGTAAACATCCAGGTAAAAAATATGGACGTAGGTTATATACTGATGAAAATCCGAAAGACACTGTCGGAATTAAATTTGCGACTCCAGCCGACGCTAAGAAAACTGTTGCGAAAGTTAAAAAGATTTCAAAGCCGTTTGCGAGGAAAATCCAAATCTTAACAGTTGGAGAACAAAGAGCAAAAGTAATGGGTAAGTCACAGGTGGCTTCCATATTTAAGAAAGGAAAAGATGCTATCAGAAAAACGAAAAAAGTTTAATGGTAAATCTTATAGAGTGTCCGATCTAAAAGAAGGTCCATATAAGAAAAAACTTGTAAAAGGATTGATGTCTGCAAGAAGAGATGTAGGTGCAGCATTAAAAAAGAAAGATAAAAAAATGGAAAGAAATGCACGTAATCGTGTGCATAAATTTAAACAAAAACTAGGAGAAAGATAATGCAATTAGAAACCGTCATAAAAAGACTAATTAAATTTATAAATACTAGACTTCAAGCTTTGTCTGTTACTGTAACATCAGGAAGTATTGACAGTATGGAAAATTATAAGTATATAATAGGACAAATAAACGGCCTAGAGGCTACTAAACAGGAACTCTCTAACCTGCTAAATGATAAGGAGCAAAATGAAGGAACAATCATCGATATTAAAACCAAACAATGAGTTAGTTGGTTTAAAAAAATCAAAAACAGAAGAACCAAAATTACCAAAGCCGACTGGCTGGAGACTTTTAGTTTTGCCTTTTAAGATGAAAGAAAAAACTAAAGGTGGATTACATTTAGCTGAAACTACTTTAGAGAAACAACAAGTTGCTTCACAAGTAGGATTAGTTATGGCTATGGGTCCGCAATGTTATAAGGATAAGGAGAGATATCCTGAGGGTCCGTGGTGTAAAGAAAAAGATTGGATTATGTTTGCACGTTATGCAGGTAGTCGAATCAAGATAGATGGTGGAGAGATGCGTCTGCC